ATCCTGCCGTTTGAGTTGTTGCAGATTGAATATGTGGAGCATGCCCGCTCCATTGCTGTTGCCGGTCATTTCGACAACGCAGCGAAGGTCTCCTGCGGTATTTGTGAAAACCGACCTGATTTCCCCGTCAAATCTGTAGCCGGATATTTTTGATACCCTGTCTCCGACCCTGAAAGCTTTTTCGGACATTCTTTGCCTCAATAAAATATTGATTGCTCAAAGGCAGTTTTATCAGTTTGAAATTTCAGGGTTATTCTTTAAACAGTGTTTTTGAATGGAACCAATTTTAATATGAAACTATTGGGTGAATGGATAAAATCCCAGGAAAAATAAAATGAACTAAAATTATTGATATTACTTGATATGCCTTTTACCCAAAAACTGTCAGTAATATTAAAATTATATTCAAGATCAATAACATTTTTTATTGTATTGGTTCCATCAATATTAGTATATGCGGTAAAAATAACAGTATTACCCTTTGTTTTTACTGTAAATGACGCTTTTTTTGTTTGAATATTATATTGATAATCAAAATAAATTCCCCAATTTTTCCCATCATAAGTTTTACTTAATGTAGGACTTACATAAGTAATTACGTTTACTGACTGTACTGCACTCTGCAATTCGTCCCAAAATCCATCCCCGCGCAGATATGTAAGTGAAGTCGGAGTTCCGCTCGCATTAATATCACCGGGCACCGCGATTTTATCTTTTGATGCCAGTGCGCCCAGATCGCCAGGCTGAACAGCAGTGTCAGCCTTTTCTCCCTGTGCAGATGTCGCGAACTGACTGCCATCCTGTAGTGCTGTATCGGCTTTGGCCAAAGAAGAAACGGTCCCATTGCTTAAAGAGATTGTTCTGTCTTCTGACAAGTCACCGCCACCGGACAGACCGTTATCAGTTAAAATTTTACGCGTGGAAGGAATACCGCCGGAACTGCCACCATCTGACATATCGGCGACATTATCAGCGATATTTTTCAGATTAATTGAATTGTTGTAGCAGTTTGGTGCCGTGGAGGGTTTACCTGCTTTTTCCGCTATATTATCAGCAATATTTTTCAGATTTCGGGAATCTGAAAAACAATCAGAGGGGGTTTTGTTCGCCATTATTATCGGACTCCGTGCCTTCCAACGCTTTAAGGCGCTCGTCAAGTTTCCCGATAATATCCCTTATCTCTGTTATATTTTTATCAATAATATCCTGATTGGCCTGTAATTTTTCAATATTCTGCTTATTGTCCTGTACTATGATTTTCAGTCCTGCCAGTTCGCCTTTTGCGCCTGCATCAATATCACCAATGTTGTTTACCAGTTCATCAAGCCTGTTTTCCAGAGCCTTCCTCACTGCGTTAAAGGCAGCTTCATCAAGCTTCAGATTGACAGCTTCCCTGATCACATCAACAGCTTCGTTGCTCGCAGCAATCAGATCTATAAATTTTTCAAGCCGCATTATTCCGATTGTCATGTCCGGCATAACCATTGCGACAAGCTGGTTTTCATGTTCCGGTTCTTCAATAATCGGCGCGTTTACAAGCTTCATGCAATTTACCTTATACTTGTTTCCAGCCTTGCCGAGAACCTGTAAATCCTGTCCCTTAAAATTACTTCTCCGCAGGTCAGAAGAACCTGAACAGGTTTACTTTTGAAATTTGCACTCCGTGGAAAACAATAGAATTCAATTGTGTGGGGTTCACCATTTTCTTTTGGCGCAAGACTGAATTCTGTCGATATCGCCCCTGATAATGCGCCGATATAACCTGTAACATTGAAAATGCCGGGACCTGCTACAAGAGCATCACCGGAAAGGTATATTTTATTGTCTATTACCGGAATAACATAAGACAGCGATTGTCCACCGTCCTGTTTAATCGGGATTGATAACGTGTATCTCAGAATATAATTACCTTGTGTACTGATTGTAAAAGTGTCCCGGGTGCAAAGATTATTATTGATTTTATTTCTGTCAACCTTGCCTTCAGTTATAGCCTGGTCAAGGTCAACATATCCGCTCCCCTTGTCTTCCGGCAATAAATATCTTAACGCCAGATTCAATTCATCAGCAGAATAAAAATTACTGCCTTGCGGTACCAGGCGGGTAACACCATCATCATAAAGTGTTTTTTCGGTAAAGTTTTTTATTCTTGCATTTTCGTCTGTGTACTGAACTATTTTATAGCAATCTTTTTCACAGCTTTCATCGCCATCTTCGCAATTTTTTTTTGCAATACCGATTTTTACAAGATCAGAAAATTTATCTGTATCGAAGACCGGAAACTTTGTACATCCGTAAATGTTATCTTCGACAGTACCGTCAATCATCCTCTGTATCTCAGCCATGTTGCTGTCTGTGTAAATAAAAAAAACGCCGGGATCGTCTGCATATTTCTGCCATTCAGCGTCCGTTTTAAGGATTGCCATTATATCGCCCTTAAGGTGCTTTTCCGCCTTCTGTTCTGCCTCCCAGGCGTCATCATCCCAAATATGATGAATGGCAGAATAGACCGCTGTAATGTGCGCACCGGAAACAAACATATCACCGGTTATCCGTTTGACGCGCAATCCTTTCTCATCCCTGTTCCAGGACAGCATGACCATTGGCAGGCCGTCACCATTATTGCCGCGCTTGTCTGCCGGAATATTGGTGACGCACAAAAGCGCCTTGTCCGGCACTTCACCAATATCATTCGGGCAGCGGAAACGAACAATCATTCCGTCTACATAATCACTGAAATCCTCTTCCAGTGTCACACGCAGATTGCTGGCGCCAACGACGGGTTGACGTGCAAACAAACGGTCAAAAGCATTATCCCGGATACGCTTCATCATGGCGCGCGCCGAGTTATTGACCTGGCCGGGCATCATCCCCTCGCGCCAGGTTACCAGGTCATCGGCATCATGATTGCCGTCAGGATTTTCAGACCAGTCATATATATTGCTCATATGCTTACCTATTGCCTGCCTTGATTGCAGCAAATTGCACGTCGACACCCCGGGCCTTTGTCCATTCTGCGCCTTCCGGGATGGTCACGCGAACAATCAATTGCTTTCCGCGCAACAGCGGGCGAAATCCGCCATCAATTTTGCTCTGGCTGTATTCACGTGACCACCGCCGTTCGGATAACGCGCCGTCTTTCATCATCAGTCCAAATTCTGCCCGGCACGGGAAGTCTCTGGTATCAATATTCGGATAAACATTGTTGACGCGCGCCATGCTGTTGGCCGTATCACCCATATCCCCGCTGTCAATCACCGCCTCGGCATTAATGCCAATCAGCGCCTGTACTGTGCCGTCCGGCGCAAGAAATGCTACGCGGGCTTCCTCCGCGTTCCATGTATCGCTGTCATAGGATACGGTAGCCCTGTCACTATCCGGCTGCCATTTATCCATTGTATCAAGGCTTGTGGCCTGCAAGGGAAGGGCCGCACAGGATGTACCGCCGAAATCCAGTTTACTCCATCGCTGCAAGCGGTAGTCGTAAAGCAGTGTCTGACCTGTCCTTTGCTCTGTATCGTAAAATACCCAATAAACACGCCCGTGTTTTGCATCAGGCAGCGTTGAAACACGGGTGGTAGAGCGGCGGGTGGATACAAGGCGGCTATAAGCCCGGTCAACGGCCTGATAGCCGATATTCTGCAAGCCGGTTTCAGTTCCCATTGCATGAAAGCCGTCCTCATCCATAAAAAAACAGGAACCGTCAGAATCAGCTAATGATCCTTTCACAGCACAACCACGATTGGAAAGCATCTTCTGTACAGTAAAGCTGGAACTTGTCGGCGTGCGGTTGAGCTGATAAACGGCTCGCCGCAGGAACACGAGCGGTGAAACAGCATTTTGAACGGCCATGACCTCACCGCCGTCCGTAAAATCATTGAATGAGCTTCCGGCAACGCCTGCCTGCCACATTTCCGGGTCTTTTGTGCCACTCCACACAAGCCGGTGCGGGTTCTGGCTTGTTCCTGCCAGAAAAAGATAATCACCGCCAACTGCCAGTTGGCGAGTATAGGGGACAGGAACAGCAGGATACGGTTTCCCGTCCTGATCCTTATCGTGCCCGTCTTCGTTATATTTATTCTGCAAATCGCGAAAACGCTGCGTTTTCCTGTCCCATATTTGCGGACAGTCGCCAATATTGGCGGCAATGGGCAGGTCGTTGAAAGAAACAAGGCTCCATCCCTGTTCATCAAAACAGTTATAAGGCAAGCCTTTCCGGCTTACGTCTTTCCAGCCTGCACCATCATTGGCGTCGGCAAGATACTGGTACCAGCGATAAATTCTGTCAGCCGTGGCGGCAAACAGCGCAATCTCACCGTCAAGGAAGTTATGTACAAAAACAGTATTGGCACCAGCCAGCGGGGTGGTAACCGGCACAGGCATGGGGCAAGGGATATAACCGCCTGTATCAGGAAAAACATTAACAATATTGGCTGAGCAATCAGCATTCTTGTCTGCGCTGTCTGGCGCATAGCGGGAAGCAGGCAGAAATGTCACGAAAACCTCGCATAAATTTCATCAAATGTCGGCGTGCGTTTCCTGTTCCTCTCTGCGTAGATTACCGGGGAACCGAGAGATTTAGCCAGATCAATGGCATAGCCTCTGCCATAAGGATTTGATGTAACCGCTGAGGGAGATTGAGGTGTTGCGGCAATCGTATCATCTCCCTCAGTTACATCAACAGCCGGTGCAGCATCCCTCCGGTTGAATTTGTTCTGCCATGCCGTCAGCCATTCCCCCTGGCTACTTGCTCCAAACGGGTTATTAGCCGCCATATTGCGTGTGAGCTGCGCGCTTCTGTCCCCCTGTAATGCTTCCAGTGCCCCGCTTGCTCCCTGCTGATGCGCTATATAAAGCTCGTAGGGAGCAGGTTCACGGCCAAGGCTTTTTTGCAGGAAGGCATAATTGCGGGCAGTCAGGCGGCGTACGGCCTGTTCCTGCGCTTCCGGATTCATAATGTCGGCAGCATCAAGCCCCAGACTTTTCCAGGTGGCAGGCATAAACTGATAACGTCCGCTTGCCCCTGACGGATTGCGGGCACTGTCATTTCCTCCGCTCTCTATCTGCCGTATGCGGGCATAATAATTATCGGAAACTGCCATTCTTTTCCTCAAAACTGCAACCATGCAGCAACAGGGTTTTTTGACTGAGCCATATCCAGATATTTCGCCACCACAGGGCTTAACTGGTCCGGCCCGCCCGGCGTTGCTCCGGCAACCAGCGCGGCCCCGCCCGCTCTCTCTGCCGGAGCGCCATCCTTTGGGGTTAAAATATTGCCAACCTTACCAAGGTCTTCCGCCCATTTGCTCCACTTGCTTTTGCTTTCAGGATTTGCAGCTACATTCATGTCAGATACCGGACCGGTGTCATCATAAAGCGCGGTATTTGGAGTATTGCCCTTTGTTGTCGGAACAGGAACAAGCGCAGGGGGCGCATATTGCAGTGTATCGGTCATTATTCTTCTTCCCTGTAAGAGGTTCCGTTTTTTGTGGTAGCATAACTGCCATAAGCGTTCAGAACGTCATTTCTGTCCTTGTCGAGCAGCTCCAATGCCTTTACTTCCATATCAAGCATATCAGCTACATGGTTTCGCGCGGCACCATATGGCTGGAATATGCTCGGAACGGTCCGGTCTGCAAGCTTTGTAACTTTTTCGCTCGGGTTTGCCCCGCCAAGCTGCTTTGCCCGCTGCCCCACAAGAATACCGCGGCGGCCCTCAAGAGCTGCTGCAAGCTCAAATCGCGCCCTGCTGTCACCAGACATCCGTCCTGATGCATATGCTGCTTCATCCATCAGGAACCGCTGCCTGCCGCCGAACCCCGCATAATAATCTCCAACCTTTTCCAGGTCATCGGAAAAGGATCGTATCATGCTGCCGTTGGCCATATGCTGGCGGCTCTGCGCATCAATCTGTCCAAGCTGGCTCTGCTGTTGCGGCGAAAGCTGCCTTGCTGTGCCGCTGCCTTGCTGGATAACTGTTTTTTCTCCGGTATACGGATTGATGCCAAGCACAGTGCCGTCAGACAGCGTCCTGATTTCCATTTTCTGCGGCTGCCCGGCCTGCAAGGCAGCATTACGCTGTGCAATCCGATCTTTTTCACGTGCATCTTCTTTTTGCGCAATCAGCTTCTGATAAGCATTGCGATCAGCCGCAACGGACTCCGCTGTTGCGCGGCTCATTCCATAATCCTCCTGCAAGGATTTTATGCGGTCATTTATATTGTAATCGAACCGTGCGCCGGTTTTCATGGATATAATGCCTGCAAGGATTTTTCCTATTCCGTCCCAGAAATCAGGCTCCGATGCCCTTTTGATGATCTGCGCATTCTCTTGCGCGCTGCGCTTCGGAAAGAGGGCAGGGTTGGAACTGATGATTTCATTCGCAGTCGGCTTTTTCTTCGGCTTTCCATAATTCTGAATAATATCCACGGCCTCTTGCGCGCTGCGTTTCGGAAAAAGATCAGGGTTGGAATCAATAATTTCATTCGCAGTTCTCCCTGTTCTGTACTGATCAAGAAACTGTGCGGATTTTTCAATACTCTTCCTGGCCTGACCTGACACATCGCCCGGCGTGCTGTTACTGTTGTTGCCGCTATTATTGTTCCATCCCTGCTGCGCCATGCGGGCGGCCAGAATACCGCCATGCTGCTGAAATGGATTTGGTTCATAAAACCGTCCGGTTTCAGGCAGGCCGTTTATCTTTTTCAATGCCTTGTCAAGTTCACGGCCAAGTGCCCGCGTACCCTGCGGTACAGACTTTGTAGCTGTGACTTTTTTCAATGCCTCGTCAACAAGCCCTCCGGCTACACCGCCTACACCGGCTCCAACAGGGCCAGCGATCATGCTTCCTGAAACTGTCCCTGTAAATGTGCCCGCCTTTGCTTTGCCCAGCGTATTCGCAATGGCTGCCTTTACCTTGCTGCCCTGCGTCAGCCTGCGGGCTATATCCTGCTGCTGGGCTGCCGTCATGCTGCCTGTCGTTGCTTCTGCGCTGCCCGCAAGCGCATTTGCTGCATATTCTGGATCGCGCACCAGCTTTGTCAGATCATTACGCTGTTCCTGTGTCCATTTCTGTAATGGATCAGGGCGCTCTTCCGGTCGCAAGAAACGACTTGCCGGGGTATCTTCATACCTGAAGCCTTCATCGGCTTCCCTGAACATTTTCTGCTTGTTCTGCTCAAAAATTGTGCCTTGCTGCCCCATCTGTGCATCGGAACGCGCGGCGCCCGATCCTGTCAAAGGGTCTTCTGTTCCTTTAGCCAGCCGTGAATAAATATCTTCGGCTTCTGTCTGCCCCAAACCGCTGGCACGAAGCTCTTTGTCGCCTCTCCACATTGCACGCTGGTTCGCTACCTTGTCTTCAAGACCTGAATTGCGCATAACAATGCGCGCTTGCAGCAATTCCGGTGACGCAACTTTTTCGGGATTGTAATTTTCGCCCAGCCTGCCGCGTGATGCCCCCGTTTCCTCGCTGTATCTGCGGGCCGGGTTAACCTGCGCCATCTGTTGCTCTGCGGGTGTTCCTTCAAAACTGTTCTCAGAGAATTCTTTCCTTTTGGCTCTGTACCTTTGAAAAGCATCAGCGTATTCTGCCTCTGCTTCACTTATAGAAGCGGGATCACCGGATTTTTTTGCCCTCTTCAGATAGAAATCAGCATCAGTCATCGCTGTTTTTTCAGATTTAAGCGCCTTTTTTATATCGTCTACAGTCACTCCCGGGTTTTTGCCTTCAGCATTTCTGAAAGCATTGACAGCCTTTAACTCCCACTCAGGAATTGGCGTCAGTCTTCGCATTGCGTCAGCAAGGATATTTCTGCTGTTCAGGATTTTATCTGTTGTCCAGTCAATGCCTTTTCGCGAAAGCGGATTGTTGATTGCTCCATGCGCTACGCCTGTCAAAGTTGCCCCTATGGCTGCATCCCGGCCAGCATCCCGCTTATCATAGCTGACAGGCTGCATTTCCCTGTCAGCCTTGTCTACAGCATCTGCGTAACCGTATGCAGTTCCGTAAGCGCCTCCTGCACCCAGCAGCCCCAGTATGCCCCTGAACTGCCCGACAGGATCTGCAAATCCTGCCCCGAGATTTGCCGCAAAGGCTGTTTTGGGATTTTTTTCAGATGTTTGCGCATAAGTGTCAGCGCGCCGCTTGCGATTTTCGGCAAGCGATAAATTTTCGCCTGTAAGCAGGTTATGAAAGGCAGTATCTAACTTACCAAGATAATTACCCGTATTCCTGTCCAGCCAGTTTGTTGCTGCACCAACAGGTGTTCGGTCAACAGAGCCTGCAACAATGTTGCCTAAATCATTTAAAACAGATGCGCCGCCGCGAATCCATGCGGGGACTTCCGGGCCATCAAAATCCAGTGGCTTGACACCTGGGAAAATCTTGTTCTCTTCCGCCACAATTATACCTCTTGAAGGCTGATTGCGGGCGATTGTAGAGACGGAATATTATATATTTATTCGATAGCAGAGCAATATTGTTTGAAATAAAATCACGAAATGGTATTGAGCCTGCCAAGGGGAGAACGCAGAGAGGAATCATATGAAAAAATTTATTGTTTTGGCTTTATCAATGTCCCTGGCTGGTTGTGCTGGAAGAGACCCTCAGCTTGAAGTAATATCAAAGCCCAATGATGGTCGTTTATCTTGCCGGCAGATAAAAACTGAGCAGTCGGCTCTTTTAAATAAAATGCAAATGGCCGCAAGCGGTAAAAGCGACAGCAATATTCAAAATGTCGCCGCCGGTGCGGCAGGTCTTATTTTTATTCCTGCATGGTTTTTTCTTGATTTAAAAGGAGCGGACGCTAAAGAGCTTCGTAGCCAACAAGCTCGTTATAATCAACTCGTTTCAATAGCAGAAGCAAAAGGTTGCCAGTGATGTCATGAAAAAATTTATCTCTTTAGTTGTTTTTCTGTCCTTAACCGCCTGCGCTCCATCCGCCACCTCTGCAAAACAGTCATTTTCGGAGAAATTGAATAAAGCAGCTAAAGAGCCTGATTTCTGGGACGGAATAGGAAAAATCCTTGCAGGCATTATATCCATGAAAACCGGCGCACGGTTCGATTACAATATAAATGACCGCATTGCTGCTTATGAAGGGCAAGGGATGAGCCATGCATCGGCAGTCGTTCGCGCTTCCGATGATTCAAGAAGAATAATGAATCCCGAAAGCTATCCAGACAATGAAGAATATCAGCAGCAGCTACAGCAAATTCGAGATCGGCAAATGAGAATTCAGGAAAAGCAAATAAGCATAGAAAGTGAAATGCGCAATCAGCAGATACGAGAGCAATTGCGCCGTAATTATCCCGATTTTTACAAATAATTTAACATGATATAAAAAAATGGAATCTCCTCTCCGCCATCAGGCAGGATGTTCGCAAGATAAGAAACTGATGTTGTCATAGTCAGTTATATATAATACAAGTGGGACTACAGAATGAAACTCTATCATTAACCTGGACGTTATATAATGCTGACCGTTGTCTTTTTGTTTTGCTTGGAGTAAAATAAAACTATGGAATTCACTCTTAATAAACAGAAGCTTATTGAAGCATTTGTCTATATAGCCACTAAGGCGCAGGAAGTTGACAAGTTCCATGCAGGTAAAATTTTATACCTTGCTGAGTTTAATCATCTGAGAAAATACGGTCGTCCTATTACCGGGGATACTTATATTGCAATGGAATATGGCCCTGTTCCATCTTGCGGTTATGATATGCTAAAGAATGTCGCAAAGGGAAAGGATAGAGGGGTTTTAACTCTTATCCCTGATAAAAAATATGATACTTTTCGGGCGGCAAGAGACCCCGATTTAAGCTACCTGAGTAAAACGGATATTGAGGAGCTTGATGAAGCTATAAAGAATTGGGCCAATGAATCGTTTGGACGTATTTCTGACGAGACGCATAAGCACAAGGCATGGTCAAATGTAGCCGAAAATGAAAAGATAAGCTATGAGGATATGCTGGATGGTGTCGATGCTGAAATAATCGAAGAGGCGAGGGAATTTTCGGCTTATGGCATTTTGTGAAATTGGTAATGTTTATATTATTCCTACAAATCTGGCCAAACCTCCAAAATCAAAATTTGCTCTTTGTGTCTGTACAAATAACAATCTGTTTGTATGGATCAATACAGATAAAAGATCACACGGTAAGGATCAATTGCCGCTAAAGGCAGGTTGTCACGAACTGATCAGGCATGACAGTTATCTTGATCTGTCTCGTCTGGTCGCCCATCAGCATCATGAGTTGAAAAATGCGCAGAAATTTTCCTGTATCTCGCAGGGGTTATGCACCGACATTATTAAATTTATCGAGGACGGGTTGGAACTGATGACCAAGAAAAGTTCCGATATTGTTTTGAATAATTTAAGGGGCCTTTCCCCTTAGTCTTTTTGTTCTTGAAAACCAGAAAACAAAGTCCAACTGCAACGGGTAAGGCTACAGAAAGATGGGCGCGATCTGCGCTATTCCGCTCAGGATGCCGCCGATGCTGTCAAGCCCTCCGCCGGCTTTAGTGGTGGTGGTACCTTCGGTATGGGTTGTGCCGTACCCGTCGGAAAAGGTTCGTGTTGCCGCGCCCAGCAGCCCCAGCTGTTTCCACGGTTGCAACTGCTCTTCATTGAACTTGTCCTGTTGAGCGCCAAGCTGCATCTGTTGCAGCGCACTGCTTAAAAGTCCTGCTTTAATGTTACCGGTTGCAGCATTCTGCTGTGCAGCCCATAGCGCATTGCGGCTGCTGTCAATCTGATTGTTGGCGGCAAGCCTGTTCTGCTGATCCTTGTTAAACTGGTCGCTGTAGGCTTGCGTTGCCACCTGGCCAAGCTGGCGCGCCATTTGTCCGCCCTGGTCTCCCGTTGTAACGCCGCTGGCTGACATCTGGTTCATCGTCATGTCGCGTGCATTGTCGAGCTGGTTCTGCAACGACTGCTGAAAATAAGGGTTTTTTCCGTTACCCGTTGCCATATCCTGCAAATTCTGACCGCTTGAGCTATCCTGCATGCCGGTAAGATGCTGACCCAGCACCCCAAGATTTTGCTGTCCCTGCTGCGCCTGAGGGCTGAGGCTGTCAATTACCCTTTGCCCCTGGTAAACCTGGCTGCCCTGTCCGCTGTTGTAAAGATTTAAAGCATCCCTTGCGCCTGTCTGAAAATTCTGTTTTGCCCATGAGGGCGGCGCAACGGTGGATGTGCTTGAGCTGCTGCTTGATGATTTGTTTGAGCTACCCAATTTTCTTCTCCATGTAAATCTTTGTCTGTTTCCATCCGTGCTTTTCTGCATGGGCAAGCCAGCCGGTACGTCCTTCAAAAACAAGCTTTTTTACGCCAAAATCATTCCAGTTTGCGCTATCCACAAAGTCAAAGGCGTCCATAAAGTTTTCACCGGCCACGACCTCACATCTGGCCACATAATCATTCAGTGAAAAACAGATAATGCCGCACAGAACGCCATCTCTGGCACAGAAGAGTGGAACAAGCTTTCCGGCAATAATATCGCTCCAGATATCAGAAGCCTCTCTGTGATCCATCTTTTTCCGGTAACGTTCAAGCCATTTAATGGTCTGGATAATATCAGCAGGAGTAAGCTGACTTCCGTCTATAAATCTGCGTCGGGTTACCATTTTTCTGACCTTACCAGTTTGACGCTATCCGTCCTGTGCGCTTTTTCATTTCTGTCAGTCTTTCCATGTCTGATTTCTGCTTCTGCCAGCCATTCAGTGCTGTCTGCGCCATATCGGTATCATTCAGTGTGTTGGCCGCGAGATAATACTTCGTCAGATAATAGAGGTATGGGAAAACTTCATCATCATAAGACGTGTCGTCGTCCTTATTGTTGCGGGCAGACATGTTTGAATAAACAAGAGCCTGATAGTCCCTGTCCGGGCAGGGGAATACCTTGAACTGCCCCTGAAAATAATCCCACCACAACGGAGGGCCGGGCGGATCATTCTTCACAAACACATCGTTTTCACCGGGGCGCACCTTCTGCATGGGCAACGCGATGTTGTTAAAGTTCAATTCCATCTTCTCAATGCTGTAGAAGCCATACGGATCATCATACAGGGACTGGCCCTGCTTAAGCTCAAGGACTGCCTGCCTGATCTCGTTCGTGAAAAAGCTTTCACGATTCAGGTCTATGACTGCCAGCTCGAAGGCGACCTCAATCTCATCGTTGTAATCCCCCTCTGTGTCGCGGCAGTCAAGGGCAACGCGTTCTCTTATTTTTTCATAATCAAACATATCGCTGCCCTTACTGACCCGGTTCAAATATTCATGCCGAGATTTTCCGTTGTCATTGGCACATATGCAATAACAAGGCGCTGTGGCTTTTCTGTTGTCCCGCCTGTAACGTGAGCGACAATATCGGTATCATCAGCCAGAAAAGCCCCTTCTGTCAGGTCATTGACCAGCGTAACGCCGTCAAGCTTTATATGGACAATATACGTGCCCTTCGCCAGTGTTCCGGCCAGAAAATCACCTTTCATATTTTCATCGGTGAAATCCGCACGCCGATACTGAACTTCATTGCTCCAGTTACGGAATGAGCGCGCCCTTTGCAAAAAGGGCTTTTCACTGTTTTCATCTGCCATTTTTTTAATCCTTAGCTATGTTCAGGCAGCTTTCCGGCTCGCGCTGCCGATTGATGTTGACATGGTTTCAATTGTGTACAGCGGCGGCTCTGCATAGGTGGAATAAACAAATGTGCCGAAATCCTGTGCCTGAACCATATTCGGAATCTCTCCCTTACGGTTAAAAATGCTTTTCTTGATGCCGTACATGCATGAACCGGCAATGCCGATCCACTCCTCATAGTCTTGCGGATCAACCACAATTTTCATATTCGAAAAGTTTTTAAGGTTCGTCTTGTCATACGAACCCGCACCATATTGTGCAGCCTGTGCCCCGCAGAAAATAGCCCGGCGAACATTCGGTATGGTTTTGCCAGCCGCAGAAACGCCCATCGGAACATATTCGTGCTCGACGAACATAACGTCGTTCCACATTCCAAGTGCGCCTTTGGCAAAACGGTTGCCCCGCTCGTCAGTGGCAGAAATGAATTTCGAAACATCCACCCATTGGCCATCACTTGTATTTGTGCGGATTTGCTCCCACTGTTCCAGGGAAATGAACATTACAAATTTTGCCCCGCCAGGCAGCCCCTGAATTGGCCGGATTGCAGGATTGGCCTGGCGCGCCTTTGTGCGGATTTTATCCACCATATTCAGATTGAAGGTATCGGTTTCTGTCAGCTCATTTTCATTGCTTTTACCACCGGCGAAAACATGCCGGAAAGCTGAGGGGGCAGAAACATCATTCATACCCTGAAACTGCGGAATATTGCCGGAATATTTCAGACCGTTCCACCATTGCACGTCGCCCGTAAAGCCGCCGATCTGGTTAAAGAATGCAATTGACTGCATTTCCTTGTGCCAGACTACCAGTTGCTCCTTTGCATCATCGCGCTGTTCCTGCTCGATCATCTGTGTAATAATGCTCTGCATTCCCGGAACACTGACAGCATTACGCAACTGGTTGATAATCAGCGCGTCCGAACTGTATTCAAGCGATTCCTCCTTGCCGCGCAAAGTGTCTGTACCGACAACACCAATACCGGAAAGCTTCCACAGCAACTGGAAAAGGATTGTATCCCCATTATTCTTTTCCAGCTCCTTGCGCTGTTGAATAAGGTTATACGGGCCAGTCCCCATGAATGGCGCAAAATCAAGGTTCTTCTCAATTTCACGCGCCACCGTCCCCGCCCATCGTTTTACAGCGAGATAATCGTTTCGTTTAATCGGGTTTACCATGTGTGATTTCCTTGTAACAAATCAGAGAACGCGGTCTGACTGCAACGACCGCAAGCGGCTATTTACTGCTGATAAGCGCTGCATATTTTGCAGGGTCCCTGCGTGCCATTTCGTCAATTTCATCATTCGTGTAGTCGTCATACCCTTTTTTGACGGATACACCTGATCCCTGCGGCCTTTGAGCTGCCTGTGCCGCTTCGACAGCACCCCCGTCAGCCGCCGGTATTCCAGCTTCTGTGCCGTCATCTGGCATATCAGCCCCCTGTTGAGCTACAGCAGGCGGCTGATCTTCCGCTCCTGCCGCCGCCGCGCCCGTCTGTCCTTGCGCGGCTTCATCCTGTTTGTGAGCTACAGCATCCTGTGTGGCTTCTACGGCTACAGCCTGAGCCTCTTCCGGCTTAAAACCATACTGCCGCGCGGCGGCCATAACAGCCGCCAGCGGATTTGCGCCTGCATCAATGGCCCGTATTGCCAGGTCCTGGAATTCCCGGTCAAAATTGTCGTCCGCATAGTCAGTATCAAACCCGCGGCCGGAAAAATGCTCGCGGTTTTTATTTGACAGATAATCAAGGGCAGGGCCAAGATTGCGCCTGTCCTCGTCATTCGCAGAACCGTAAGCGCGCTTCATCGCGCCTTTCACACGTTTCTCATTTGTTGCGCCGGTTATAAAATCGTTATGGGAGCCTACAACACCCATCAGCTGGCGCACAATGTCTGCCAGCTCTTCTATCGTCACAGGCTGTTGATCTTCATTCATATATCTTCTCCATAAAACGCATCATGTTTCATCTTTTCAATCCGCTGCTGAGTTGCAGCATCCATCTGCGCCACCTGTAAATCTTTTTCTATTTTCTTTTCCTCCAACTGAGCCTTTACCTGCGCCTCCCGTCCCTTTTGCTGCAATTCTGCTTGCTTAAGCTGTATGTCGGGCGGGATTTGCGGGGGCTGTTGCTGCTGCTGTTTCGTTTGCGCTTCAATCTGCTCACGGATTTTATCCAGCAATGTTTGCGGCAAAGGCGTGTATTCAAGGGCTGTGAATATGGTGTCAAGCGGCAATCCGGCCTGCTGCCACTGCACAGCTAACGCTACGGACTGCTGTAAATAAGCAAGAACCTTCTCTTTCTCATTTACAGTATTCGGGGCCTCATCAATGACAAGATCATATTCCTGCAATACGTCTTTCTGCAAAAATTTAACGTACTTCATGCCCTCGATTGCACTGATGCGCATCAGTGTGCCATCAGGAACATATTTCTGCAAAATATAAAGAATGGCCTTACCAAGCTCTTTTCTGTAGCGTGACAGATTGTTGTAGAGTATCGCCAGCACATTGAGTGTTGACTGCTTGCGCGTATTTTCAAGCACGTTCGGCTGGTTTGCTTCGCGCGTTCCAAGAAATTCCTGGCTGATCCCAAGAACCTGCCCGATTCCGTCCATCGACACTTGAAAAAGCTCTTTCAGCCCATCGGGGATTACTCCGACAGGCTTGGGATGAATCCTGTTTATACCGTTCGCCTTCAAACGGATAATATTTGACGAGCTGCTCCACAGCCTTTCAGCTTCATTTATATTCTCGAATGCGCCGTCTTCTGCAAGCAGGCCGCCCTTTGATGCCTTGTCCATCGTATAAATGGACTGGCTGTAATACCGGTTCACCATGCGCTGCGGATCACGGATGTTGCGGATAAGGCCAAAATACCGGTTATCAGTCTTGCTGTAATAGCAAGTGATAAACAGCCACCCAAGCGAGCCATCTTCACACAAAGGCTTGTCGAAATCTTTCAGGAACCTGGCCCCCATCCATGCGCGCCGTGTCACCCTGCGGCGCATTTTTGCCGCAGACGGCTTGACGGGAAGGGCATCATAGTCCGCCTTTTCAATCACCTTCCAGTTTTTTGTCAGGTAATAATCTTCACCGTCCTCAATCCAGCGCGCTTCAACGATAAAAACATAGTCGCTCTCCAGCTCGTAAACTTTGCCGAAATAGTCTTCCTCATTGGGAAGGCTTCCCCTGATCTGCTCTGTTTCGTTTGCGGTAAATTCATCTATTGATACAGAAATATCTTCACCGCTGAAATTCAGATCAGCGTTATCTGCTTCGGGAAACATGGCCTGCGCCGCTTCACGAGTCAGCCGGTGAATGCGAAAGGCCCTCTTTGCATCAATAGCATTTGGCTTTTTTGCGTTCCGGTCAATGATGATTTCCGTCGAGCTGATTGTTTCCATGAAAGGCGCGCCGATATCCACCCTGTCAAAATCAAGGGAGACATCCACAACCCCCAGTCCGGTAATCATGGCGTCAGCAAAAGCATCCGAGTTAACGCTGTCACTATCTGCTTCATCCTGAAACCATTCAGCAGCGGCAGTAGCAACATCACCCTTGATATTCCTGTCTGTCGTACGCGGATTATAAACAATACGCCGTTTGTTGCTGATTTCAGCACCGAGGATTGCATTAATGTTCCTCATGGCAAGATTAAGCACAAGCCGTGGCTTGTCTTCGGTATCAAGCTGCTGCTTTTCGTCCTCTGTCCACTGTTCGCCTTCATAAAAAGCATAATCTTCCCTGGCTTCCTTCGCAAAGCGCAAGGAATTCTGATAATCCTTCTGAAAAAGCTTTTTAAGGGTGTCAAACCCTTGATCTGTCTGTATGATTTTCATCAAAAGGCCATAGGACTACGAGTAAAATACGGTTCACTGTCGTAATCTTTTAGCCGATGTTTATTATAAGAATATTCGCTCTCAAGGACATAAGGAATCAGCCCTGCTGCATCGCAGGCATCTGACCATGCATGGTCTGGCGTATCCGTCGCTATCTCGTTGATAATCTTCGGCGCATACTTACTCAGGCTCTCAAGTAAGAACCTGACGCCCTCGCTATCCTGATCAAACCAGATCGACGGGAAATCAGTGCGCAGCCGGATGATACGCTTCATGGCAGCCGCCTTGCCCTGGTTCGGAATGACCTGCGTTGAAAAGTTCATGCTGCGCAGCACAGTCTCTGCCGTCTCTGTTGTCGTATATCCGCGCATGGCAGCCCCATCGTGTGGCAGGTAGCATTTCGCCATCCCGTAACCGCGCGACTGCATCTGCTCGCCATAAAAATCTATTGGCTGGCCATTTCCGAACAAGGTATCAACGATCAATACCCGATCCATGTTGGTAACGGGATCGCGGGCCACCTGGAATATGACGGACACAGTCATGTCGTTCATTCCCAAATCCCAAACAGCGTAGGTCGGGAGATTGGGATTGTGCGATAACCGGCATATCCTGCCTGCCTCATAAGCTTCCGCCAACCTGCGGCCATAATAAGCCCCCTTGGCCGTATTGACAAAGCGCCCGCCGTATATACTGGCAAAATCCCCCGCATCCATTGTATCCCGGGCACGCAAAATGCGGCGGGATGAAGCGACAGACAAATAATGATTGTCCTTGTACGTCCCGAAAATCACGCCAATGCGGCGCTTAAAATCCACAAAAGACCGATAAAGGTTTTGCTCGGCTGTCCGGCCGCATGCGCCGTCAATCTCACGCAAAAACTGCTTGGCAAGCGGCGTGGATTGCGTTGTTGGGTTAAAGCAGTAGACAATCTTGCCGTCTTCAGCGCGCACCGTTGGCTCAAAAAACTCAATGGCCTGCTGTGTCATGGCATCAGCCTCATCGACCATCCCGAAAAACACACCGGACACACCTTTGAGACCGATAGGATTGATATTTGTACCCTCAAATGCAAAAGAGATGCAACCATCCCTGGTGCGCAAATACTTCTGACCGATCTGAAACCTTGCGGCCAGTTGCGGATAGAGAAGGGCGGCATTTTTAAGCTCTGCCAACACGCTGTTCTCAATATTTTTCTGGGTTGACCGGCATGCCAGTATCCGTCCGGTCTTGAGCTGCATAGAGCGATCAATTGCGACCATAAGCTGTTTGATAGACACGTGAACCGATTTGCCGAAATCCCGGCCACCGTACAGATACCACTTGTCCACACAGTCATAGTGCGGGTTAAAAAATGGCTTGAAAACCGGAGAGACGGATATATCAACCTGCATTACAAGTCCTCATAACCATCCGTGACCGGCTCGCCCTGACTATCCGGTACATGCTCAGCCATATCCGCATCAATGATCGCCTGAGACCCTGGCTGCCTGATGCTATCCTGCACAGCAACCACCATTTTACCAGCCACAATCTCAGCCGTCATGCTGGCAATATCCTTAAGCGCCAGCGTCTGCCCCAGCAACTTGATAGCCTCAAGCTGCATTTTCTGACTGGGTGGCTCAACTATTATCATGTCACCATCGCGCACCATCTGAGCCGCCTGGCGGGCGACAGGCGACAGCTCATGCAGTTTGAGTGCGCGGCCATCCTTGTCGGCATAGTCGTATGGCTCAACCATGCCGATTGCAATCAGTCGTTTGTAGACCGCTCGCCTGTCTGCGTCCGGCAAAATCTGATCTGAGGTGCCCCGATGCTCTACAGCCGCCGCAATACGGCCAAGATCACGATCATTGGAGACATGATGCAGAACGTTCTCCCATTTGCCATTACCGGCAACCCTGCCAATCCCTGCCTGTATCCGCTCGCTGTCCAAACCAGATGCAATTGACTTGGCCATGCTGTCAGCCTGTCTAGTCCTGCGCGTGCCATTGCGGTAACGCTCGCGCTCACGCTGTCTCTTGCGCTCTGCTGCTGCAATGCGCTGCTCGGCTGTCATGGGCTTGCGGCCGCGTTTGCAGGGCTGGTAGTCGTTATCCGGCATACTGTCTGTCGCAATTACTCTGCTGTTTTTATTTTCTGCCCGTTTTTTACCTGCCGTTTATTCTTTTTTTATTATTTGGCTCAAGATCGATAATCCACTTTTTACGATCCTCCAGCGCATAGCCAAACTGCCGCAAACTGGTGATATGCATGCCAAAAGGCTGCATCTTGCGGCGCAGAACAAAGATAAACGCATTTATTGCATTTTTTGGGGGATAGTCACTGCCATAAGCAGCAAGAGCAAGACGCTCCCAGCAGATCGTATCGGCGGATAACAACGTCTGGACAGCGCGCACCTGCCTGACAGACAGGCGCCATTGCAACGGTAACGGCCAGGATGCAGCAATCGCTTCCTTCAGTTGCCGGTTTTCCTCGCGGAGAAAATCAATCTCCGCATTTTCCTGCCGATGTATCATCCTGCTTTTTCCTTTTGTCTGGCGAACACGGTCAAAGCAGCAACAGAACGGTTTCAAATATAAGCAATCCGGCTGGAACGGGCAAGGGGAAAAAATTCATGCCGCCAGCCAAAATGACGTTTGGCACTTTTGGCACGCGTTATATATACACCCCCCCCTAAGTCCTCCCAAAAATTCATATTTTGCGTTCTTGGTGACAAAAGTGACAAAAGGTATAATATATTGATTTATATATATATTTTAATAAACTTTTGTCACTTATACTGTCACTTTTGTCAGTTTTGTCACTTAAGATTTTTCTAATATATTGGTGACAAAAGTGACAAAAGTATTTCAGGTGACAAAAGTTTAGTGACAAAAGATTTTTCAGGGATTAAAAATTATCTTGACTTAAGTTAGCTATTAGCTCATATATTTTATATGAAAAAGATAACTTACAGCAAACAAGCCATTAAGGCCCTGCGGAATATGCCTGCAAACAATTCCAGGCGCGTAGTGAGCAAGATTGAGCAATACGCAGTTGACCCTGCCACGCTAGCAAATAATATCAAAACAATGCAGGGTGAAGAATTTAAAGGATATTACAGGCTACGTATTGGCGACTGGCGCGTTATTTTTCGTGATGCAGAAGTTATCTATATTTTCAAGATTGCCCCACGCGGCAGTATTTATTGAGGAGTATGAAAATGAACGTTCAAAAAATAGCTATAGCAGGCGGCAAAAACCTTGTTGTGCTTCCCGAAGACGAATTTAATAGAATCCTTGATGTCCTGGAAGAGCGTGCAGATGAAAATGCTATTCGCATGTTTTGGGAAAAACTGGATCAAGGAGAAGAGGAATTTATTCCGTCCGAAATAGCAAATCGTCTGATTGCAGGTGAAAGTCCTGTAAAAGTATGGCGTGAATATCGTGGATTATCCGCCCGGTCTCTGAGTGAACAGGCAGGAATAAGCCCGTCTTATTTATCACAAATGGAAACGGGTAAAAGGGACGGCGCTATTTCCACTTATAAAAATATTGCGAAAGCTCTCAATGTTTCTGTTGATGATCTGATTTGATAAAATCATGGATTATTTAATGATTTTATAAATAAATGACGAGCGTCCTTTTGTTTTTATATCTTCTCGCTGTATTTTTTCAGCCTGACAGAGACTGTCAAGAATTTCCTTCAGGTCTCTTGTTCTGATCGTATTTTGCAATGAACGAAGTAAATCCCGTCCGCTTATACGTCCGCCTTTTTCGCGGATACGGCGCATAACCTTCTGCGTATCCGCCTGATACTGGTTCTCAGCCATATAATCATGGGCGCCTTTTTCCATAAATTGCGCTGATCTGCGTGAA